ACTTACTCGATGGTTACTGCGAACCGTTTCTGGTCACAGATCTTCGGTGTTGCTTTTAGTAATAAGCGTTGGTTGCATTTCTTTATGCTCTTCGTTCCCGTCATGGGTCTCTGGGTCAGTTCTATCGGTATTATTGGACTCGCTCTTAATCTTCGTGCTTACGACTTTGTATCTCAAGAGATTAGAGCAGCGTCCGATCCAGAATTTGAGACCTTTTATTCAAAAAATATCTTGCTCAACGAAGGACTACGTGCTTGGTTAGCACCTGCTGACCAACCACATGAGAATTTTGTTTTTCCAGAGGAAGTATTACCTCGTGGAAATGCTCTTTGATTATTGACTTATGACACGAACTATGATAAACTATAAATAATAATAGTTATTCATAGTTCGTGTCATGGCATTAAATAATAAATCAAAACCTTGTGGTGCTTTAGTAGGACAGAAGTTTGGCAGACTTACTGTTTTAAAAGAAGAAAGAGTTCCTAAAAGTGGAACAACCAGGGTAATCGCAACTTGTAAATGTGAATGTGGAGGGGAAAAAGTTATTGAAAGAAATTCATTAGTCTCTGGACACACCACCAGTTGTGGGTGTGTTAGAAGAGAAACTACAATTGCCTTCAATAAAACTAAAAAGAAACCTGAAGGCACTCTCAAACAAGATGACCGAAGATATAATATGTTTCATAATGCTCAACACAGAGCAAAGAAAAAAGGCATACCCTTTACAATCTCTATGGATGATATTGTAATACCAGAAGTTTGTCCTTTACTTGAAATACCTCTCGTATCTACTAATGATAAAAGAGACCCAAGAAATCCATCACTAGACCAGATACATCCTGGTAAAGGTTATACACTTGATAATATTCAAGTTATATCTGCGAGAGCAAACTGGTTGAAGGCAGATGCCACACTACAAGAACTCAAAACACTGGTAGAAAATCTATCTAAAGATAGATAATGTTAAATGTATTACATTCCATGTCTTTTCTATTAGCAGCATCGATGTCTTACTACATGTCCACGATATGTCATGAGGCACCAAACTTAACTGAATCTGAGATAAAAGATAGAGCAGAAGAAATGTTTCCCTATAGAATGGGGATGAATAATCACAATAACATTTATTATTATGGACTATACTGTAAAAACAACGACTAACTAAAATGAACCACTATCTTCTCTTTGTTTATGGAGTATGTTTCTCCCTTATTGGGGGTGCTGCATTTGCAATGATGTGGTCTAACATCATGTCTTTGAACATGAGACCTGAACCACCTAAACCTAAACGGAAACATCCCGAGGCACCTGGAGAAGGTGAGGAGGTTATGTATGTGGATCTATCAAGAGAAAGACTTGAAGACCTTTACAAACAGAACGAACAGTGATATGATGAGGGGGTCAAACGACCCTCTTTTTTATGGACTATACTGACTACCTCAAAGCTCAACAAGAGATGAACGAAATCCGTCAGGCATCTGTACGTGGTTGGGGAGTATGTATTACACACTTTCTTCTAGCACCAGCAGCATCAGTATACTATAGTGCAAAGACTAAGTACTGGAAACCTACATTGATTGCATCTGCTGTTGCACTTGGTGCCATTCCTTTGAGTGTGATTGATTTTGGATTTACTCTTTCTGTTGCACCCCCTATTACTTCGGCTGCACTTATCATTAGTAACACCAATAAGAAGAGAAAGGAACTCGGTTTCTTGACACCTGAACAGGCTGAGTTTTCTCTGTACGAAAAATCTAAAGGTTAATAAATATTCACACAGATGAGTTAATCATGTCTGAAGAACCTTTCAGTCTACGCCCCCTGTTTGATATTGCAGGGGGCGTTGTTATTTCAATTCTACTTCTATCAATCCCATTCTTGATACTACTATGAGCACAAATAATTTCGCAGTCTATACTAAAATTGGATGTCCATATTGCACAAAGGTAACTGGTGCACTTCAGTTAGCTGAACAACGATATGTGGAGTACAAGTTAGGAAGAGACTTTGAAAAGGAAGAATTTTACTCTGAGTTTGGAGAGGGTTCTACCTTCCCACAGATCACCGTAGATGGTAAAAACCTTGGCGGATGTGCAGAAACTGTTAAATACCTGAGAGAAAATAATTTGGTCTGATGGATTTAGATCTCTACGATGCTGTTGAACATACGATAGACTATGCCTTTCAAGGTAAGTTTATGTTGGATATGTATGAGTATCTGAAGAGTAATAAATCTACCAGAACCACCGTAGAAGAGTTCTTAATGAGTTGTACTGCGGCAGAGATAAAGAGTATCATATTAGACCTTGAAGGATACTTAGAAGGTGGTGACGACAGTTTACACAAACAGTTGAGAGAAGGGTATGGTCACCTTGGTAAACCAGAGGCTCGTAAAATAAAAAATTATCTTGAGAGTATCATTAATGATGCAGGTAGGTACATGAATGACAAAAAAACAAGAAGGAAAGGAAGAACCTCTAAATAACGATGAGTCACCCCTAAAGATGAATCGGGGGTTTGAACTTCTTCTTAGAAATAAAAACAGGAGGGAACAACCAAAAACTTTTCAAGTCAAGTTTGGAAAGATGGTCTCTCTCTTTAAAAGAGAGTTTCATTTTTTCTTAGATATCTCCTTTGATATAAGGAAAACGGAGGACTAAAATGTTAGCAGTCACATTGACCCTATCCACAGTTATTTCAGTAATGTTTTTACTGGTCGGTGGTGTAATAGGTTACTTACTTAAAGAATACGTCATCGAAAGGAACTCTACATACATTCCAACTCATCCAGAAATGTTTGACGAGAATGGTCAGATTATTGCAGATGACATTCTTGCAGTAAGGTTCGACAATACCCCAGAAGATTTTGGTACTGAAGAACATTGACACTATAAAATAAATACTGTACACTGAATAAAATTATTAATAACCATGGCTACATCAACAAAAAAAGTTACTACACCAAAGAAACTTCCACCTAATCCATTCATTCATGAAATTTTTGAATACGTTTCTGCACAAAGAACCGTAGCAAAAAAGGTAGAAGCACTGAAAGAATATCGTTGTGACGCAGTAACTACACTTCTGATTTGGAACTTTGATGACACTGTGGTTTCTATGCTTCCCGAAGGTGAAGTTCCCTTTGAGAAAAATGACGTTCCTGTAGGAACAGATCACAGTTCTCTTCGTAAAGAGTATAGAAACCTTTATCATTTTGTGAAAGGTGGTAATGATAGTCTCTCTAAAACTCGTAGAGAGTCTATGTTCATTCAAATTCTTGAGGTTCTTCATCCAACGGAAGCAAATCTTCTTTGTCTTGTGAAGGATAAACTTCTAGAGAGTCAATATAAAATCAATAAGGGAGTAGTTGAATCTGCATACCCAGATATTCAATGGGGAGGTAGGTCTTGAGTGACAAGATAAAATTTATTCATACCGATTGTGATCCAACACTAGCAGAAGATAAAAGTCTACCTACTAGTGCATATCTAATTGAGTATCTTCAAGACGGAAATACTCATTTTGATATTGTAACTGCTGCAAAACAAGTTGATATCTTTGACCATTATTGGGACAACTATCGAAGTGATTTTAAAACTATCACTCAGGCACAAGGAAGAATCAGTCCTAAACTATGGGGTAATCCTCCACCAAAAGAAAAAGAGAAGAAGAAAAAATGAGTAACGGTTTTGATATTAAGTTCGAAGGACTGGACATGGACTCCGATCAAGTCCAGGCTCTTCTTAAACAGTATAAAAAGATAAAAAAATATCAGAAGTCTAATTTGTTTGCAGTTAAGACCATCGATGGGACGGAAGATTATGTCTCTGAACTGATTAAGGAAGGTGAAGAATACGGTACCCTTGACTAAATAGAGATACTGGTCTACAATAGACCTGACGTTCATCCCGCTCTAGGGTGGGACGCAAGTAAGTCGCGGAACGGAGCCGTTCATCCCATGCTAGAAGTATTATTCTATACAACACTGACCTGTACTCAAACTGATGCTATCATGCTGAGGATTGAGAACAATGCTAATCTTAACAATCAAGTTAAGATTGAGTTAGTAGAAACCTTAAAGGATTCTGCGCCAGAATGTGATTGGTATTGGGACGCACACGACTGAAGGAACGGGGATTAAAAACCCTCATTACTTTAGGAGTAACACAATGAACACACTAAACATGATCAAGAAGCAGATCAACAAAGCATCTGCTCTTCACGACGCACAGATTACACACACTGCATATCGTGGTGTTGAGTATGATACCCGTTGTATGAAGTCAAGTGAAACCCATGGTACATTTTGTTACCGTGGTCGTACTTACAATAAGTGACACTTGTCACAAGTTCAGTTATCTGATAGACTAGGGAGACACAAGTCTCCCTTTTTTTATGGAAAAAGATAAACTTAAACTTATCACAAGAAATCTTAGACTTTTAGTTGATGCATTGGAATCTGAAGTCTATTCTGATGTTAAGTCTTACACAGAAAAACTTGAGGAAACACTTCCTCCTCTCCCAGATTACGATGAGGTATTTGAAGATGATGAATGAAGACTGGAGATACTCCGAGGAACGAATGGTACTTCGTCAGCAGTGTCTTGGTATCCTGTTAAATAAGTATGGAAGAACCAAGATAGAAGAAGAGTCATATAGTACCCAAGACATTTACGAATGTGTAGACACTTGGGTTTCACAAGGTAACCGGTTAAGTAATGGAATAGTTTCCTATTTCAATACATATTTCAATCATGAAAACAAAAAAAGCAATCAAGTACATTCTCAAACATCCTGAACTTTTTAGTGAAGGTGAAAGACTCTATGTCGAAAGAGTTAAACAAGAACGTAAACAACTAAAGTCTAAAACCAAAGATGAATCAAGCCAAACTAATCTCAGTAACACCTGATGCAGAACAACACATTGCATACTGTGCTCGTGTAAGTAATCCAAATAATCAGGACAGTGAGAAGTTCGCAGGTCTTCTGAAGTATTGTATCAAACATCAACATTGGTCTATTTTTGAACAGGCATTTATGTCTATGGAGATTGAGACTACGAGAGGTATTGCAGCACAAGTATTACGTCATAGAAGTTTCACCTTTCAAGAGTTTTCACAGAGGTATGCAAGTACTAATCTTTTGAATACTAATATTGAACTTCCTGAACTTCGTCGTCAGGATGATAAGAACCGTCAGAATAGTATTGATGACCTTGACCCTGAGGTGGTCGATAAAATCAACCGTCAGATGATTACTCTATTCAGTTCTGCATCTAATCTTTATAATCAGATGTTGGATGCTGGTGTCGCAAAGGAATGTGCACGCTTTGTGTTACCACTTGCAACACCAACCAGAATGTATATGACTGGCAGTTTGCGGAGCTGGATTCATTATATCGAACTTCGTTCTGCACATGGTACACAGAAAGAACACATGGATATTGCAAATTCATGTAAGCAGATTTTTGTAGAACAATTTCCTGTCATTGCTGAGGCTCTAGACTGGTAATAAATATCAACACAAACATTATGGAGGTAATTTTGGCAACGTATCCCGTCAAACACAAAGACACTGGTGAGACTAAAGAAATACAGATGAGTGTTCATGACTGGTCTCAGTGGTGTGAAGACAATCCAGACTGGTCAAGATATTACACTCCAGACAATGCCCCTTGTTTAGGTATTGAAATGGGTGACCCATTGAATAAAATCTATACCAAACATCCTGGGTGGAAAGATGTAATAACAAAGGCTAAACAACAACCAGGTAGTACTCTAAAACATTACGATTAACATCATATGGCTGTAAAAAAGAAAGCGGGTATTGGTAATACCAACCCAGTACCATTTGGTATGAGCAACAAGACAATGAAGAGGAAGAAACCTATCAATCTTGATTACATCAAGAAGGTGGAACCGATTACAGAGAACCAAGAATTGTTCTTTGAGAAGTATAAGAGTCAACAGAACCTTGTTGCATATGGTTGTGCCGGTACAGGTAAGACCTTTATCTCCCTCTACAACGCCCTTCTGGACGTTCTAGACCCTAGGTCACCCTACGAGAAGATATACATCGTCAGGTCCCTTGTGCCTACCAGAGAGATTGGTTTCCTTCCTGGTGACCATGAGGATAAGTCATCTCTGTATCAGATACCATATAAGAATATGGTGAAGTACATGTTCGAGATGCCTGATGATGCATCGTTTGAAATGTTGTATAACAATCTGAAAGCACAAGGTACTATCTCTTTCTGGTCCACGTCATTTATTCGTGGTACGACACTGGATAATGTGATTGTGATTGTTGACGAGTTTCAGAACCTGAACTTCCATGAACTGGACTCGATGATTACTCGTATTGGTGAGCATTCTAAGATTATGTTCTGTGGTGATGCAACTCAGTCTGACCTTACCAAACAGAACGAACGGAATGGTATCGCAGACTTCATGAGAATCTTGACGAACATGCCATCCTTTGATACAATTGAGTTTAACGCAGAGGATATCTGCAGAAGTGGTCTTGTGAAGGAGTACATCATTGCTAAACTTGAACTTGGTATGTAATGTTTAATCATCAGGATGTTCCTTTCGTTCCTATTGAACGAGAGAGTATTGACGGAGTTCGTTACTATAAAGTATTTGGAACTGAAGAACTTGTAAGGATGCCATCTATCACTTCGGTGATTAGTTGGAGAAACAAAGACAAGTTTAAAAAGTGGAGAGCAAAGGTTGGTGAACAAGAAGCCAACAACATCACTCGTAAGGCTACCCATCGTGGTACTGATGCACATACATTGATTGAGGAGTATCTGAACAACTCAGATACTTTCTCCGATGTTCTTCCCTTGTCTCAGTTTCTATTCAAACAGGCCAAACCTGAACTGAATAGGATTGATAATATCTTATGTCAAGAGACTGCATTATACAGTACAGAACTAGGTATTGCTGGTTCTGTTGACTGTATTGCTGAGTTTGATGGTGAGTTGTCTGTTATTGACTTCAAAACATCAGCCAAACCTAAGAAAAGAGAATGGATTGAAGACTACTTTGTCCAGTGTGCAGCATACGCTTGTATGTTGTATGAGATGAAAGGTCTCATCGTCAAAAAATTTGTAATCATTATGACCTGTGAAAATGGGGAGGTAGAAGTCTATGAAGAATACGATAAGTCCAAGTATATTAAGTTACTTGTCCAGTACATCCGCGAGTTCGTGGAATCTAAACTCAGAGAATATGCAAAGCCCTGAAGAGTTAAGTGTCGATAAAATTATAGAAAAGAAATTCTATAGTAGTCGAACTTTTGCAGAAGAGATTGAAGCCATTGTCAAGAACGGTAATGGAATGAAATATGTTGATGCAATTGTATATTTTTGTGAAAAAAATAGTCTAGATATTGAATCTATTCCTAAACTGATTTCGAAACCTCTTAAAGAAAGATTGAAAGCAGAAGCAATGGAATTGAATCTACTCAAGAAAACATCTCACGCCAAACTTCCTATATGATACCTAAAGTGACACCCTTTGATACATACAAGGCATACCTTGGATTGAAAAATCACTTTACAAAATCTAACTACGACTATCATCGTTATGGTGGTAAGTCTAGGGCTTCTCTACAATCTTTCTACAAGAGACGGGATCGGTTCTTTTTTGAAAAGTTGAGTAGACAAAAAGATGATAGTCAAGTTGTTGAATTCTTCGTGTCTAATTTTGTTAGTTGTGATGATCCTCAGTCTTTGTGGATTGGTGAGATCGTCAGAAACGGAGAACAGAATTACACCGAGTGGAAGAAACGCCTTCAATCACTATCTTATACGTTCAAGACTGAGATAGAGGATGTCTTTACAAATAAAGACTTTGATGGTATGTTTAGGATTGAGGGGACTCGACACCCTCAAATCATCAAAGAACATCTGGCAAAAAACATTTCGTTAGAGACGATGGTTATCTTGAATAAGATAATCGGATTCAAAGATGATTTTGATAAGAATCTTTCAGACCCTGTGTGGAAATTCCTATCAATGAGAATCAATAAGTATAATTCGTTTATACATATTGATGTATTTAAATTCAAATCAATTTTAAAGGAGATAATAATCCATGGCTCTTGACAATGCAACCGTACTTGAGAACCTACGGAAACAGCGAGTTGAAGTAGAACAAGGACTTGAAACTACCAGAGAGATGTACCTGAAACTTATTGGTGCAATCGAAGTTCTGGAACAGATCGAAGAACAAAACAATCCTACAGAAACATCAGAAACTGAAGTTGTAGAAGGCGAATGAGTTTCTTTGAGTCAGAAATGGTTCAGCAAGAGATGAAAAGGATTGCTGAACTCCAGGAAGAAATTTATACAAAAGTTTTTACCTTTGCATCGATGGATGATCAAGATAAACTTGAACATATTGAAATGCTAGAAGAGTTGTTGAAGAAACAACAAATTCTTTATGCTAGAATGAGTTTATCTGATGACCCACAAGCAAAAGATATGAAAAATGACATCATGACTTCTGCAGTGCAACTCGGGTTTCCTCCTGATGTAGATCTGACATATGTGTTTTCAAATATGACTAACATCATTGAGAACATGAAAAAATCACTTGACAACCCCTCTTGAGGGTCGTATAGTAGAGGGGTCCCCAAGACACCCCACCCAAGTCTGGGACACAAGCCAAATACATTTAATACGAGGTACAAATGGGTTTTTCAGACCTTAAAAAGCAAAGTTCCCTTGGGAATCTGACTTCCAAACTGGTGAAGGAAGTCGAGAAGATGGAAAATAAAGGTGGGGGTGCGGATGAACGCATCTGGAAACCAGAAATGGATAAGACCGGTAACGGTTATGCTGTAATTAGATTCCTTCCCGCTCCAGACGGTGAAGACCTACCATGGGTAAAGTTGTTCTCTCACGCCTTCCAGGGACCTGGTGGGTGGTACATTGAGAACTCTCTGACTACCATTGGTGGTAAGGATCCTATCGGTGAACTCAACCGTGAGTTGTGGAACACTGGTAATGAGAGTGATAAAGATACTGTACGTAAACAGAAACGTAAACTGTCCTTCTACGCCAACATCTATGTTGTCCAGGACAAAGCCAATCCACAGAATGAAGGCAAAGTCTTCCTGTATAAGTTTGGTAAGAAGATC